AAGCCGCTGACGGATGAGGAGTTGTTAAAACTGTGGGATGAGGATGTGTCTTGCGATATGCCAGACACTTTTACGCAGTTCAAACACACAGCCCGAGCCATCGAAGCCGCAGTATGGGAGAAACAGAAATGACACAAGATGAACTGAAGCAACTAGTATCTTACGAGCCAGAAACTGGTGTGTTTATTCGTTTAAAACAGACTAGCCCAAGAATCAAAGTTGGTCAATCATCTGGATGGAAAGATGCTCAAGGTTATCTAAACATAACTTTGCATGGGCGCAAATGGAAAGCACACAGACTGGCTTGGCTTTACATGACTGGAGCGTTTCCAATTGGAGAAATTGACCACATCAACCAAGTTAAAGATGACAACAGATTTTGTAATCTGCGTGATGTTGACCGTGTGACAAATGAACTAAACAAAGGCATACAGTCAAATAATACCAGTGGATTTAAAGGCGTTAGTTATCAAAAGCAATCTGGCAAATGGGAGGCATATATTTGCCAAAACAATCGCAAGAAAAGTCTTGGTGTATTTGCAACGCCGGAGTTGGCATCCAAAGCCAGATCCGCACACGGCATTAAGGGGTTGGTATGAAATTGGAGACACAACACTCAAGCGCTATCAACAAGACAATTAGACCAAAGGGTATGGACATAACCAAGATTCCAGCCGACACCAGAAAGTTTGTCGAGGCCGAGGCGCTTTCAATTTTTACAACCATGACTAACGCTGGCGCTTCATTGCAACAAACACTGTTGGCAGTTTACTTGTCTGGCATGAGCGCCGCACACGGCATTAAGGGGGAAGCATGACAGACGAAGAAGTTGAAAAGATCATTAAGTCAAACATGATGTTGCAAATGAACCTTGCTGGCATCCGATCGGACTTTGAGGAAGCCTTGGCGAAAGCAGAGCAGGAGCGCGTTGAGTGGGGTGTTGATTGGAGCAAGGATGGCTCTTGCGTCAGCATCATCAAGCGCACGCCTAGTGGAGGCATTGAGGTGGTGGCCGTGGAGTATGGCCCACAGCGACCTTGGGTAAACATGACGGCAGAAGAGGTTGACCAAGGGCTTTTGAAAACAAACTACGCAATGAAGACCGCCGAAGCATGGCGACATGGAGTTGAGTGGGCGCAATTTAATCTGATGAGGAAAAACACATGAACAAGCAAGAGATCGACGACATGATGAAAGACCTACCGAGCCAACAATTACCTGAAGAAACCACCCTTCAGAAGTTCGTAATTGGTATAATGTTCACAGCGTTTTTACTGTTCTGGATGTGGGTTCCAGACTTCGATTTGACTGAGCAGGAATGTGCCCAGCAATCGGCCAGAGCCTACACCGGGAATATGTGCGAACGAGTGACGAAACCTTAATGGTTTCACAATGGTTTCCACGCAAGTGGAGCCAACACGCATGGGGATTGGTGGGCCTGCACGCCCACTTCTGTGCAGGGATAGAGAGTCATTGTGTGGGTTCGGCCTGCCGTGGTTTTCGCAGTCCCCAGTCGTGTTGGTGGGGTGTGGCATGACCCCGAAATGACGGGAGCGGCATCAAGCGAGGGATTGGAGCACTAAGCCATGCACCCGAGCGCCACCAACAACCTACTGGCGTAAACCAATGAGGTTTGCTACACTGGCGGCAATCAAACAAACCAGAGGGAATACGGGTCATGCCAGAAACCGCCAAGAAGGGCACCAAACGCCCGCAGAAGCCGTCAAAGCCTAAGACAGAGGCCAAGGGTGCTATGACGCCCGCAAAGACGCCTGTAGCCCCGAAAAAGATCGGAGCACCTACAACCTTCAACCAACACATCGCTGACACCATCTGCATCATGCTGGCAGAGGGAATGAGTCTTCGCCAGATACTGAGAGAAGACAAGACAGGAGTCATGCCTGCGCAGTCGACGGTATACGAGTGGTTGTTGCGCCACCCCTCTTTCGCGGAGCAATACGCGCGCGCTCGTGAGGAGCAGGCCGACACCAACGCCGACGAAATCATCGCCATCGCTGATGAGCACCCGCCCGAGTACACCGACAAGGATGGCCGCACCAGTCTGGATGTGACCTACATTCAGTGGCAGAAGAACCGCATTGAGGCCCGCAAGTGGACGGCGGCCAAACTCAAACCAAAGAAGTACGGCGACCGCATGGCCGTCGAGGGTGTCGAAGGTGGCGCGGCTATCAAGACAGAGGACACTGGCGCGAACAAGTTCCTCGAGATCATCAAGAACATGGAGATGAGCAAGCGTGCTGGCTGAGATTCTGGACGACCCAGAAGTCTTGGCTGAGTTCGATGCCAAGCCAGAGCACGACCGCATCGCCTACATTGCCCATGCCAACTGGGTGGCAGGTGCGCACAAGTACCAAGTTCCGCCGCCCCTCGAGATGGACTACACCATCTGGATGATGCTGGCAGGCCGTGGAGCAGGCAAGACCCGCTCGGCGGCTGAGGCCCTGTGGTGGTGGGCATGGATCACGCCCGGCTCCCGGTGTCTTGTCCTCGCGCCCACCTCAAACGATGTGAAGTTCACCTGCTTTGAGGGCCAGAGTGGCCTGCTGTCGGTGATCCCTCAAGAGTTGATCGTCGACTACAACAAGCAAGACCACCAGATCAAACTGTCCAACGGCTCCATCATCCGGGGTATCAGTGCCGACTCATACGAGCGCCTGCGTGGCCCGCAGTTCCACTATGCATGGTGCGACGAGTTGGCCGCCTTCAACTACCTCGGCACGGGCGAGGCGTGGGACATGATGATGATGGGCCTGCGTCTGGGTGACCGCCCTCGGGTGATCGTGACCACCACGCCCAAGCCCAAGGACTTGATCCTCGACCTGATCGGGCGCGAGGGTGAGGATGTGGTGATCGACCGCGCCAGCACCTACGAAAACCGCGCCAACTTGGCCGAGACCTTCAGCAAGCAACTCGAGCAGTACAAGGGCACGAAGTTGTACCAGCAAGAGGTGCTGGGTGAGATCGTCGACCTCGAGGACGGCAAGGTGGTCTCCCGCGATATGTTCAAGATGTGGCCCGCAGGCAGGCCGTTCCCCAAGTTCGAGTACATCGTCCAGTCCTACGACTGCGCCTACACCGACAAGGAATACAACGACCCCACGGCCATGACCACTTGGGGCGTGTTCAAGCCAGAGGACGGCCCGATGTCTGTCCTGCTGATCGACTGCTGGGCAGAGCACCTCACCTTCCCCAAGTTGAAAGAGCGCGTGATGGATGAGTGGCGCGTGTCCTATGGCGAAGGCAGGGAGGCCAAGCGGCCAGACCTGATCCTCGTCGAAGAGAAGGCGGCTGGCCTGTCTCTGATCCAAGAGTTGCAGAAGGCCCACTTGATGGTGAGGGGATACAACCCCGGCAGAGCAGACAAGATGCAGAGGCTTCAGATCACTGCGGCCATCTTCGTCGCCAAGCGTGTGTGGCTACCTGAGTCTGAGGTGCACAAGGGCTATGTGAAGGACTGGGTGGAGGGATTCCTCAGCCAGATATGCGCATTCCCTGACTCTCAGCATGACGACTATGTCGACTCAGCAACTCAGGCGATGAGGTGGCTCAAAGACATGGGATGGCTCGACATCGACCCTGAACCTCGGTATGATGACGAAGACGATTACTATGATGCCCAACCTGTGCGGGTCAACCCATATGCGGTGTAACTATGCCTAACTACGCTAAACTGGCTGGAGGTCTCAACGCCCTTATCAAGGGAGGCGAGGAAGCCGCCCCTGCTGTTAAGGCATCCCGAGGTTTCAGCGACAAAATCCTACAGTCCACCACGAGCAAGATGATGGACGACCTGCTCGAGGCCAACCCTAAGTTGACGCCCGAGGAAGCATTTAAGAAGGCCAGCAATCAGGCTGAGAAGAAGTTGGCATGGGAGCGTGAGACCAAGCCCGCACTGGTCAAGCAATATGGCGCACTGAGTCGCGCCTCATACGACAAGAGCAACCCCAACAAGATGCAGAACACCCGTGAGGTGGTTGAGAAGCGCATCCAGAAGGCTAATGATTTTCTCGATCAGCCCACCGAGCCGTGGACACCTCCGCGCCCAGAGTTGCAGGCATTCGACCGCAGATCAATCCAAGACGCACTCGAAGGCTTTCCCGGCATCGAGCAGTCGGCATTCCCCCGTGACATGCCAACACGCGCCAGCACGTCACACGTTGAAGAGTTGTACACCGACCCAGTGAACCGCGAGTTGATCAAGAAGCAGATCAATCGCGGTTTGCCTTTAGGTGGCGAGACTTTCTATGCGTCGCTGTACCCCATCAAGCAGGCGGTGCTCGAGGCTGGTATGCCTGCGGAGAAGTTCGACAAGTGGATTCATTCCCTTGCGCCAGCATCCGCCCGCAACTCGATCATCAACGAGACCGCAGTCGGTCAGTTCCTGCGTGACATGAACGCCCGTGGCATTCCCCTGACTGAGGAGAACGTCGCCAAGGAGATGGCCGCATACAAGCAAAAGTTCGGCGTGGGCCTGCCCCTGATGCCTGTGCATCGCCAAGGCGTGGCAAACGTCCTCGAGGGCGGGCAAGACCTGCGCGAGATGAACAAGGCCAACATCCCGACCAACTACAAGATTCCCACCTACGGCACACAGAAGGCAGGCGACTTCGGCAAGTCCGTGGTGCTCGATGTCCATGAGGCCGCAGGTCAAACGCAGGGCAGTCGCTACCATCCCTACTTCAAGGAGCAGGGCGGCTTTGGCAACACCGAGTACAACGCAGGTGAGCAAGGCATGATGGGCATCGCTGATGAACTCGGCATCCCCGGCGGTATGGCTCAGGCTGGCCGCTGGTTCGGTGGCGGTGAGTTGACTGGCCTCAAGTCACCTCGGGGTGATGCGCTGGACATCCTCGAGAAGCAGGTGGCCCACAC